AATTGTTCAGTCAACCTATTGTTAATAAAATCTTCTAGACTATAACTGATAATATCCCTTCTTTCTTTATTATAACTCATTAGAATAGCCTTATTTTTTAAAATTTGGCTATCGATATCCTTTTTTTGTGAAAGGAATTGTAATTTTTCTTTTGTTTTTATTAAATTAGATATAGTTTTTTCTAATAAGGAAATTTGACTTTCTTTTTGTCGTGACCACCAACCTCCATTGATAGCCTCGTCAATAATTTCAGATTCAGAAGATAGACCTTTACTTTTACCAATTTTAGCTAATAAATCATAACTAGCGTAATTTTCAAAATGTTCGGCTATAGTGGGATGTTTAAAATAAATTATCTGATTATTAATTTCTGCCTGTGAAAAACCTTTGCTAATTTCACTATATATTTTACCATATTCGCTATGCTCTTGCACATTATTCAGGCTTTATTTCTACGATTTCTTGTATATTATTTACTTCTTGTAATGGCTCTTCTTCTTTTTTACTTTCAGAAGGCTCTTCTGTATCTTTTAAAAATGCCTTGTCGTAATTTTTAAAATCGTCCTCTGACTCAGCTCTACCTAAAAACCATAGAGTAATTAAATAAGTAATTCTGCGAATTACGCCAAGAATAAATTCATATTTATCTTCATTATCTTCATAATTATCATACATAGATAATTTGTCAGAAAAGGATTCTCCATTAAAAATTGGTAAATATTCTTGATCATTTTTTTGATAAGCGATATGTAATATCCACCATAAAATTGCACGATTTCTTGCTTTTGCTTCAGCTGTATTTTCAAAAATGGATATTTGAGAAGTTTCAAATGAATGAATTTCTTTTCTAATATCTTCCAATTCAGAAGTAAGTTCATCAACACGAGCTTTCTCTTTTTCGCTTTTTTCAGATTCGCCTTTAATTAAAATAGATTGTAATTCAAATGATAAATCTCTAAATTTTAATAATAATTGACCGTAAACTTCACGATCATTTTCGCTGATACTTCCACCGCCATTTGATAAAATAGTATTCCATGCGGCTTTAGGCAATACTCCAGCTTTTGCAAATCTTGATGTTTCAGCTGCATAAAATAAATCAGCCTCTTCACGCATTCTTCTATTTGGTTTTAATAGGGCAAAATTGTGTTCAATTTTATTAGTTGATCCGTCATCTTTTTTTACAATTTCAAAAGATTTAAATTCGTATAGCCATTTATTCATATAATTATGTTATTTTTTATTTAATACTAAATCAAAATTATTTAACTGTTCTTCTATATTTCTATAGGAATCATTGCCAGTATCTAAAACACGCTTTCTTAAACGTTGGTATTCATCATAAGAAATTTTTTGTTGATCTCGCAAATCTTCAAGAATATATAAAAAACTTAAATATAGTTTTTTGATATCACGAGAAATAATACCTTTTATAAAATTATTAATATCAATATCCATACCTTTAAAATACCTTTGCCTTATAAAGTTTTACACTTTATAAAAAAAATGGGCACCTTTTGGTGCCCATTTAATTATAATTTAATATTTAATTATACAACAACCGTGAATGGATCATAAGATCCAGAAATAAAGATACCACGATCAGTTTGCTGGGCACTACCAACTTGAACTTCAAATGTAGCACTCATTGTGGCATTGTCACCGATTGCAGAGCTAAAGCTTTGCGATGTTAGTTTAGCGCCTTTAAATTCATATGTCAAGGCTGCTGTTCCAGTACCACCACAAGCTTGTCTTCTCATTGTAATAGTGAAGTTGTTCAAGTTTTGATCGCAAAGTAAACTAGATAAATCTCCAGTTCCTTGGATATCACCAACTTCAGCATTCATTTCTAATGTAGCCGTAACTGGGAAATCGATTTCACGAGAGAAGGCGAAGCGAGAACCCATTCTTTGTAATGGTGTTCTTGCTAAGTCAACTGTTAAAGTAAAATCTTGAACTTTAAGGTCAGTATTATCAAAACCTAAGATACCAGTAGGAGTAAAAGTAATGTCACCAGGAAGTAATGCGGTTGGAATATTGACTCCAGTAACAGCAGAAGCTTGTGGCAATCTGAAACGGGAACCCGTTAAAAGCTGACCATTAATTGGATCTACTGCTGGAGAAGGAGTACCACGAAGTGTTGCGCTTGCATCTCCAAGATTTGAATAAATACGAACATTCAAAGCTTCCAAATCTACGGTCGCAGTTGGGATATCACCAATTGCAGCATTAACACTATATGATGTAATATAAGCATTACCAACAGCAATAACACCACTTCTTGCGTTTGTATATCCGGCGGCATCGTTACCTTCGTCAGCAATTAATAAATAGTAATTTTTTTCATCTGTGGTTTTAGTTAATAGCCCAGAAATACAAGAAGAATTTGATGCAGAGCCGGTCGTTGCGGCAGTTAAACCAAGAAGTCTTTCGTTAAGACCGTCTGTTAAATAGTAAGACATGCTTGCATTTACAGTGGGCGCCTCTGTTTCAATACGGTCAATAGAGGCTAAGTTACCAAATTGGTTTACATCTGTGAAATTTCTACTAAAATCTTCATCAAAAGATTGGACACGGCCTAACTGTCTAACAGTATTAATTCCAGTTTGCATTCCACTTGCTGGTACTTGGCTAGCATAGAGAGCCAACACGTTATAAATTGTTCTATTTCTTGGCATAAGTATAATTACATCATTAATCTATTCCAGACACCTAAAATTCTTTTAGTTTCTGGGTTGTCTTATGCTTTCTAACTCAAAATCAACGATAGCTGCCACGCATTTTTTATTAATTTTAGAATTATCAATTTCATCTAATTTTGAGACAGTTACTTTATTAATATTTACTAAATTATAATCTGGCTGATTTTTACATAAATCATTATAATTAAAACTATTTCCCGTTTTAAAATCTCCAAGATAATTAAATGGAAAATCTTGCGCATTTAATATTGGAAATACCTTTCGAGCGCTATCATTTAATATAGAAATTAATCCATCTAATGAAAAACTATTTGAAGCCAATATAATACATCTAATTATTGTTTGAGTGGTATCTTCCCCGCCAAAAGCAAAAGGTATATTTTCGCCCATGCGATGTTTTATAAAAACACATGGGTAAGGAGTATCTAAATAAGTTAGCCCTCCAGTAATTTGGGTTATTTTAGGTGTTACGTTATATGCTTTTTCAAATAACAATTTTTCCTCACGTTCATCTGTATAATAAATATTATATTCTTTAAAACTATAATTTACCGTAACATTATTAGAATTTGTATTATTATTTAAAATTGCCCTACCTTTATTAAAATCAATATTTAATCCACTTGTACCACGCGCAATGTAATTTCCATTAAGAAAAATACCAGAAGGAATATTTGAATTTTGTATACTACTATCATAAACCCATTGACGAAATGGCGCGCTATAAACAGAGTTCGTTGGAAAATTTGGATCTGGTGAGTTATAAAGTTTCCCACTATAATTTATAAAAGCTTCTCCCTTATGTAAAATTTCATGATCTAGCCATAAATAAAAACTAGACATTAAATTATTGATATATGTAGCTTTCATTTAACCCCCAATCTTTTAATAAATTTATTATACATTTGACTAAAATATTTTACATTTCTAAACACGCGGTTCGAATAATTATATTTACTTTGAATACCACTACCAGAACGAGAACTTGTAAAACGTCCATATAAAAATGCACCAAGTCCAGAAATTCCACGCTCGACATCTAGTAACCAACTACGCCCACCTTCCCATGGTAAAGGTGTTACAGCACCAAATTCATCTTTAGATGGGATATTAACTTTTATTTTAAAACCATTTTTACTTACCTGGACATTACGATCTAATAAAATTTTTTGAATTAAAATTTTTACGGGTGTTGTAGGATTTGTACCCCTACTAAAACCCAAAAAAGAAAACAAATTACCATAGCCACCAAGAGTATTAGAAATATTAGATGCATTTTCTCCATCTTCTAATTCTTGAGTTACGGGGTGAGATTCAAATTCTGCACGAAATAACGCTTTTTCTTTTTCAACTTCTTGTTGCACAAGGTCTCTAACTATTTTTTTTACATTTCGATTATTAAAAATTTCTTTTTGAATTAATCTTTTATTAATTTGTCCGGCCATTACTCGCTCTCCTTAAAAAATAGGGTATAAAAATCTATATTAAAAAGTCCATGTGGACGATTTGTGCCCATAGATTGTACTGGGCGACCATCGATTTCAATTTTCTCTGCATCGCTAATAAAATCTACAAAGTCTTTTTTAGCTTTTACGCGACATAGGTTTCCGCGAATTTCTTCACGAATTTCCCCCCAACCCATCATTTTGGAAGGGTCTTGCCACTCAATACGACAATCAAACTGTCCACTAATTGGAACGTATGTTACTTCGATAGATTCCTGATCATTATATAAAAAATTATAATTGTTGTCAGTAGAGATAACAACTCTTTCGGGCGTTTTATAAACAGTTACTAGTCTAGAAAAAGTATCGTGAAGGTCATTAAATTCACTACTTAATAATAATTTTTCAGAATTTGAAACTAAACTTGCCATATTAATTTAATGTTCTTTGGTAGTCTTGAATTATATAATGGGTGACCCCCTCCGTATCGTCCCCAGCAATTTGATCTGGAATGGCATTATATTTAAGATACATTTTAACAGCTTTATCTAAGTCTTCTTTTGCGTCTCTAGACATAGTTCTTAAATTCTTTGAAATTTCATTCTTATTAATTTTTTTAATACTACTATCACCTTCTCTTAAATCTGTCCAATCACTACCTTTCGTAGCTGAGCTTTTTGCCACATTTCTAGCCTCGCCTTTGAAATATTCATAATCAAATAGCATTTTATATATAGCTAATTGATCAGATTTAAAATATGGGTAAATTTCATACCCAGTAACGTTACAATGGTTATCTTGAAGTTCTTTAATTTCAAAACATGTGCCAATTAAATTATTTAATTTACCTATATTTGAAATATCTAAAAACCAAGCCGATACTCTAGATACAGAATAATCACTTGGCTCACCGATATCTAAATATACATTATTAAAAAATTCTTCTAAATTTTGTATTTCAGTACTCACATGATAATTTACACAAAAATTAAGCCCCTTCTCTTAAGATCTTTTGTGCTTTATTATCTAATTCTGTAATAGATTGAATATTAACGTTAGAATCTGGTGACTGAAATCTAGAATTCCATTTAATAAATTCATTGACAAGCCTATCAGATAGAACTTTTCGGTCTTGTGTCGGAATTAAACCAATCTTATAAGCATGGGCTTGTAAATCAGTCATATTCATTTCTGCTAATTGTCCACGATATTCATCTGTACTTTTAGCCGTATAAATTGATAATTTTTCACCTAAAATTTCATCTAAAGATGACGAAATATTACTAGGAAGAGAATTTTCATCTTTACCATGGACTTGCATGATTTTTGGTTTACGCCCACGCTTTTTAGCATTATTCATAATAATGATATTTTTTATTTTATAAAAAATCTAAAAAAAAACCGCCCCAATTAAGGGGCGGTTTAATTTTTAAACTATTTAATTTAATTAGACAATTAAACCAACAGCTGCACGAGCATCAACAGCCACGCGGCCTTCTTCTACAAAACTATAGAAGCCGACTTTTTGACTACGGGCTAAGAATTGATCATCAGGAAGAACCTGAACTTGACCACGACTTTCGCTTTGGATAGCTACTGGGCGTAAGAACGCATTGCGGCTTGCATCAACACCAATCAATAATTCTTGCGAGGAACTTGTGAAAGATCCAGGCGAAGAAGAACCATCAAATTGAGTATATGATGTTACTCCGGCTAAACTTTGGAATAAGTCGTTATATTTACGACTTTTTCCGAGTTCTAACAATTCATGAATTGTTACACCAAAGATTTCGCTCGTTCCTGCCGAGCGGTAGATTTCTTCACGAACGCTATCAGGAAGAGCAACGTTACCAGCACTTGTTCCGCCACCACTTCTTGTGTTCATTGGCTGATAAGCAAATGCGCGAATTTGAGCTTTGATTTCAGGACTTACAAATAAATCTGTTAATCCACGGCTTTGAAGAGCTTGTGGGGTACCAGTTGTGTAAGCAGCGTTTAATCTGCGGACTAAAGTCCAGAGATTGTTCATATCGTCCAATTGGAACGTACCAGCTGTTCCTGTTTTAAATACGTGTTTTTTACCTTGTGTTGTGGCATCAGCAAGCAATTTAAGAACTACAGCCCATGCATTACGTTCTTGTTTAACAAGAAGTTCATTGGCCATGCGCTCTAAACCAGCAGCAACAACATCAAGACGTGCTCTACGAACATAACGTTTGTCCATAGAAATAGCACTGTCAAGACGATACGTATTGATCTTCATTTCTTGAAGACCTTGTACGAAATTGGTTGGTAAACCACCACCAACTGTTTGTGACCAAACAGTAATAGTGCCTTCATTCATTCCATAGTATAAGTCGAGAGGAATCGATGGTGAGTCATCTTCGTCAAATTCTACGTCACGATAAATCATTGATGCTGTGCCAGCTTGTAAAAGAACTTGCTGTACAACTTCACTTATAAATGCTGCGAAAGCTTCTTGGGCTTCCATAGCAACAGTTTTATTATCAGAAGCAAGAGCTTTGATAAGCTCAATTTGTTCTGGATTTTTTTCGAATTGTATTTTCATATTTTTAAATTTCTATCTTTTTTTATTATAATTCAACTTTCAATAAAGCAAAACCTTCGTTATCTTTTGGACCGAGGAACTTACCTACTGTTTTTTGTGAATATTCAACTACTTTATAATTTCCACCACCATTATTAGCAACAGCTGCGCCACTACCAAAGTTTGGTTCTCCAGAGATACCGCTAACGAGAACTAAACCTTTTGTAAGAATTGGGCATGCTTGTCCACTAATAATAACATCCATTTCGGCTGCCTTGCGTGGATTGTGCATTAATCTTTCTCCATTTTCATCAACTTCACGAACATCTTTAAGAAGAAGTCCAACGATTTTTCCGCTAGCTCCAGAAGGTGCTGCGCTAACCGTCCAAGGAACATTAAATTGTGCCGAGTACGTATTTGAATAAGGTGAAAGATTATCTAATATTGAAGGATTACGAAAATCAACGCCATTGCCATCAGCTACAACAACACTACCTTTATTAAGGCTTGAAGAGTTGACAGCAAATAAGTTGATTACATCGTGCTCATCATAATCTCTAAACGGTTTTAAATTTGCCATATATTTATTTTTCTATTATTTAATTTTTACGCTATTTTTATTGAAAGCAGCACTAATTTTTTCAACTAATGTTGCTTCTTGAGGAGAGGAAGCATTTGGAAGAACTTCTTCCTTGACCTCTGCACTCGAAATTACTTCTTCTACTGTTTTAGTTTCTGTCGCGGCTATTTCGGAAGCTTTTTCTTCTTTCATTTCTTCTTTTTTCATTTCTTCCTTTTTATATTCAGCTTTTGCTGATTTCTTTTTAGCTGCGGCGAATGTAGAGAACTTTTTATACCATTTTTCGAATTGTTCATCGTTTTCAATGGCGTTTAAATCTTCTGCAATAATACTACGATCTTCATCAGTAAGATCAAATTCTTCATCAAGTAAGCTCATTCTGCGTTGAAAATTGGCTTCAATTTCTTTGGCCTTGAGGTCTTCTTGAATTTTATTGAATTCTTCTTTTACTTTATCACTATCAGCTTTGATTGATTCGAGGTCAACCTTTAATGCAGAAATTTGATCTTCTGCGGCTTGTAGTGCAGTTTCTTTTTCTTCAACTTTTAATTTCCATTCTTTAGCAAGATCTGCGATGCGGTTCGAAATAAATTCACGAACTTCACTAGCAGCAACTTCTTTCATGGAATCTTCCGTAATATCATCAATATTTTTTAGTTGCATATTAATTTTTACATTTTTATTTACGGTTTGGACACTTTTTTTATTTATTTTAATTTCAGAAGATTCTAATTCATTTTCTTCTTCATCATCTTCTTGTTCCATTTTTACATAATCTTCGGCTTCTTTTTTAGTTTCAAAGCATTTATATAATTCACCATCTTCTAAAACAGCAAACCCATTACATCCTTCAAAACCTTCTTTAACTTCATACATAGAAGCTTTGGATTCTTTTTCTACTTGTGGTTTATCATAAGAAATAACAACACCACTAACTTCAGCAGCAGGAGTATTTGTAAAACCAATACCCAAAGGGAGAACACTCCCTTGAAGATTTAAAAGAATTATTTCACCATCTTCACTAAGACCATTACCACCAAAAACTTTTAAACGATCTTTAAGTTCTATAATATCTTCTTCATTTTCTATAATACTTGCATCAGCTAAGTTCTTATTACCTTTAGCAACATTAAATTCATTAAACCCAAGTTCCCAACTAGCACTAACTGATAAATATTTATTAGAAGATGGATCGCTACTCTCAACAAGCTCTGAAGCAAATTCTGGATTTACAATTTTCCATACATAACCAGAAAGAACAACATTAAAAGGATCTTTCATTGCTTTTACTTCCTCAAGAGTTAATGGCTTACTACTACCAAATTCACTAAATCCATAACCAGTACAGACACCAACTACAACTTTACGATTATGTTCGATGTTAAATGGTTTATTAATAAAATTTTCAACCATTGCCAAAGCAACGTCTGTACTAATTATATGGCCATTCTTATTTCCACGATTAACAACAAAAGCGTCAAAAGCAACGCCCATTAAATCACGGTTAACGTCAAGATCAACATTTTTTGGAAGATATTCTTTTAATTGATCAACCGAGGCGACTGCTAAATATTTATCTTCATCAGATGAAACCATTGCTTGTACAATGATACCATCAAAACGAATTGAGTATTTAAAATCTTTCATTTTATCCATTTGTAAATTTACACTTTGTTCGGCTAACAGCGCAACATTTTTGAGTTTATTGCTAATAACAATTTTATTGTTTTCGAATTTATCTAACTCCATGGCGCACAAGGAGATGGGGCGAGAGAAAGAAAAAAGTAAATCAGACAAGTCAAACCCAGTTAGGGGATCAACATTTTTTACTGGCTCATCTTCGTAAGTCGGCATTTTGTTTATTATAAATATATTACACTCATTTTTATAATTTATTATAAATAAGCTGCTTGAAAGTGCATCCAATCAAAATTACGGGCGCGACCTAAACTAGTCCAACCTTCTGCTTCTACTATTTTCCAAAAATCATTATAAACTGGTTTTCCAAAAGAAGCTTTATCTTTGCCCATTTTTAATTGGTTATTATCTGGGTCTAAATCAACAGCCGCACCCCATGAATGAATCGACCAAGACGAACCGCCTCTTTTTCTTCTCACATTAACACACCCACCAAACAAATCTAGTTTTAATTTTACAATTTCTTTTTCACCATATGTTTTTAATGTGTTTTCAAATATAGTATATAAAGATTTTGCAACTTTTTCATGGCACGAAATTTTAGTTAATGTAGTTGTGGATGACCATGCAAGTTTTAATTTATAAGGGATTTCTAATCTAGTTATATTTTCACCAACTGGTCCATAAAAATTTACCATACTATTATAGTCTTGTTTCGGCCACTTTTGAGAAAGCGGTGTATTCGTAGAAATATTTGTAACAAATTTCCATGTTTTAGGACCTACAACACCATCTGGTTTTAATCCATTTTTAATTTGAAATTTTAAAGTTTCTCTCTCGGTTGCAGGGCCAAAAGCTCCATCTACATATGGAATTTTATAACCAGCACTTTGTAAAAACAATTGCCATTGTTTGACTTCCTCATTCACATCTCCTTTTTGTAAAACTTTCATGCTACCTAATTTCCTGATCAAAGACCCATTCTATTGGCGCATATGAGATATCGTCTTTAAATTTGTCTGCATATACAATAGTTTGTTCTTCTATAATTTTTTCTTCTCTTTGTTCTGATGTTAAAATAGAATCTAAATTTGTATTTGAAGAACTTCCGTATTTAAAATCAATAGCCGCTTGGACACCAATATAAGACGCGACAATTATGGCGACAATCTCGACTGTTTTTGTAAAAATAGTTACGTAGCCTGCAATTAATTCATTCTTGCTTGGTAATAAAAAAAGAATTGCAACAGATAATAAATAAAAGCCCAATAGCCCAATAAAGGAAGAAAATGCTAAGAAAAATTTTTTAGATTTAAAATGGTTTTCATTCCTCATCGAATTTTGTAATTCGATTGGCGTATTTGGCGGAACCTTATTCGAGCTTAAAAAAGCCGCTGCATTGCTAGCAATATTTTTTACATTCTCCCACATTTAAAATAATATTGCGCCAAATAATAATCCAGCGGCAAATATTCCAATTAATGTAGCCTTACCAGGGTTAGCTTGAACCCAAGCGACTGTTTTTTCATAGTATTCTGTTATCTTGTTCATAATTTTATAAAAAGAACCAAACTAATGCTCCAAAGAGTCCAGCGCCACCAATTGGCACAAGTAAATTATATGGCGGGGGTACGAATCCCATAATTTGTAATCCTAATAAAACGCCACCAGCAGCAGCTATCAAAGCAGCAATCCATTTCAAACGATGATATCGTTTAATCGCATTTGTATATTTTTCAAGCCATTTTTGCGCCTCGGCCTGTTGGACAACACCCCATTCTTTTAAAGTAGAAATATCTTTATTAAGCTTATCAATTTCTGCAAAACTTTGATCAAGATCTAAACGTGCTTGATTTAAGCTTTGTGTTAATTTAGAATTCTCAGTTTTAGCGACATTTAATTCATTTTTCAATTCTTTAATAATTAATTTAGCATCTTGAACGGGTGTTTTTGTTTTTTCAACAACTACAGGGGTAGGTTTTGGTGTTGCTTTGGGTTTTGGTTTCCAGAATTGTCCATAACTTGTTATAGGTAAAACTAGCAATATAATTAATGGTAATAATTTTTTCATTTAATTGGGTCCTTTACTATCTTTGGTTCTGATTGTTCTATTTGTTCTAACAATTTTTCTAAACGCTCAGCGAGAGTCAACGCTTTGTCAACTTTTTCACCGACTAAAGTGTTTGACTCGCCAGCTTTTTCTAATTCCGTTTTTGTTTTTTCTAACGAACTAATTACTTCTCCAGTATTAGCAATTGGGGGCGCAGATTTTTTATGATCTGGGTTCAAACAAATACACCCAGTTAAAAACACGCTAAATATTAATAAGTATCTCATATATTTATATACACATGAAATAAATTATAAAAACTTTATTATTCAAAAGTATGATTATAACCTGTATTAGAAATTATACCGCTTACATTTCCGTCACCCCAATTTGCGAATACATTTCCATTATTATAAACCACGCTAAAACCCAACAAAGTTTTATTAAATGGATTAGCTATAAATTGCCAAAGATTTCCACTTGGAACTGGCCAAACCAGTGTTTCGCCCATGTATAAACGATTGACAATTCCAGTTCCTAAAAGAAAATTATCGGCTTCTTGTAATAACATATTAGCCTACAATTACATAGAAAGTTGTTGGGTCTTTTAGTGAAAGAGCATTATATTGAGATTGCGTTAGTTTTACCATCGTATTGATTGTGCCATTGCTTCTAACTGCTTCACCGCTTAAAAGAACGCCAGTTCCATTAACAGTTGGGTGAGACGCGAAATTTTTAATACCACTAATAGTTTGATCTCCAGTAGTTCGGACGGTCGAACTTAAATCCGCTTGTGCGACCTCACCGCTTAAAAGAACGCCAGTTCCATTAACAGTTGGGTGAGACGCGAAATTTTTAATACCACTAATAGTTTGATTGCCAGTATTGTAAACTAAATTTGAACCAAGTACTGGAAAATCCGAATTAATTACAAGATTTCTTAAAAAAATACCAGACACATCATCTTTAAGATAAAATCTTTGTCCAGATGATATTCCCGTATTTGAAAAATGAAATACTTGATTACTCATTTTAATACCTTACTTGTTTATGATCTCCTTTAGAGTTTCTATAATTTAAAATACCACCAAGATCTTCAATATTATTTACATCAAAACTTATTAAAGTTTCATAATCATTTAAATTTGCGGTTATATTATTGTAATGGTTTTCTAAAATAGAAGACTCCTCTGAAGATGGGTCAGATTCTTCCCTTTTGGGTTTATTGTCTTCGCCTTTTGAAACATTTATTTTTTTAAAGGTTACATTTTTTTGTGTTTTCGTATATATTGTCATAATTTATTATAAGTTAAAAGAGCCGTTTCCTCCAATACAATCTTTGAAAGTTCCGCTTGCGGTTCCACCATAGCCACCAAATGCATAATCTCCGCCAGTGCAATTTTTGAAAATTCCGTTTGCGGTTCCACCATCGCCACCGAATGCGCCATCTCCACCAGTACAATCTTTGAAAGTTCCGCTTGCGGTTCCATTAGATCCGAATACGCCATCTCCACCAGTACAATCTTTGAAAGTTCCACTTGCAGTATAACCAAATGCATAATTTCCACTAGTACAATTTTCGAAAGTTCCACTTGCATCATAGCCGAATGCGCCGTCTCCACCAGTACAATCTTTGAAAGTTCCGCTTGCGGTTCCAATATCCCCGCCAAACGCATAATCTCCACCAGTACAATTTTCGAAAGTTCCACTTGCGGTTCCATAGCCACCAAATGCATAATCTCCGCCAGTACAATTTTCGAAAGTTCCACTTGCGGTTCCATAGCCACCAAATGCGCCATCTCCACCAGTACAATTTTTGAAAATTCCGCTTGCGGTTCCACTATCGCCACCGAATGCGTAATCTCCACCAGTACAATTTTCGAAAGTTCCGCTTGCGGTTCCAATACCCCCGCCAAATGCGGCATATGTACCAATGCAATCTTTGAAAGTTCCGCTTGCGGTTCCAAGATCCCCGCCAAATGCGGCATATGTACCAATGCAATTTTCGAAAGTTCCGCTTGCGGTTCCAAGACCCCCACCAAATGCATAATCTCCACCAGTACAATCTTTGAAAGTTCCGCTTGCGGTTCCAAGACCCCCACCAAATGCATAATCTCCACCAGTACAATCTTTGAAAGTTCCACTTGCGGTTCCATAGCCACCAAATGCGCTATATCCACCAGTACAATTTTCGAAAGTTCCACTTGCAGTATAACCAAATGCATAATTTCCACCAGTACAATCTTTGAAAGTTCCGCTTGCGGTTCCAAGATCCCCGCCAAATGCGGCATATGTACCAATGCAATTTTTGAAAATTCCGTTTGCGGTTCCACCATCGCCACCGAATGCGTAATCTCCACCAGTACAATTTTTGAAAATTCCGCTTGCGGTTCCACCATCGCCACCGAATGCGTAATCTCCACCAGTGCAATCTTCGAAAGTTCCGCTTGCGGACCCAGTGGCCCCGAAAGCAAAATCCCCACTAGTGCAATTTTTAAAAGTTCCCGAATACTCTATGGATAAACGCATCGACCAAATATTAACGCTTCCAATTAAATTTATATTCTCTAAATATGTATTATTTAAATTAGAACTGGGAAAATATGCGGCCGGATCTGATGCGGCATAGTTTTTAATATAAGTATTATCTACATTTTCTATTGTTAAATTATATAACTTAACATTGTTTGCAGTTTGTTGGATAGTGCCCCTATTTGTTATCCCAATATCGCTTTTGATATGATGTTTGCTTCTATCTGGAGTGGAACCAATAATATCAATATATTGAGTATCGAGAGTTAAACTTTGCGTCCCAAGATCATAAATCGCCGGTGGTAAAATAATTGCTAACCTATTTGTCGCAGAAAGTGCGCTACCATTAGGTAATGTTGTTTTTGCTTTAGCATAAGCTGCTAATAAATTTGTTCCATTAGTCATAGGATTATCAGTTACTGGAACAGTAATATAATTAGCAGTTGAAAGTGCGGAAGTTTCATTTTGAAATAGTACGCCAGAACTTCCTAAAAATAATCTATTATCACGAGCTTCTAATCTTATTTCATTGTTAACGCCAAAATTTCCAGAAACATTAACAGATGGTAATAAGCCGCCACCCCCTACATATCTTATAATAAATCTATCATATTCTCTAGGTAAGAACCCAGAAACAGAAATGGTTTCTGGACCAACATTAACAAAAGCCGCTTTAAAAGGTGTATTACCAGAATATAAATTAAAAGATATTCTATTAGATAAATCATTTTTATTTGGAATAGCTTCCCAGGTTACATTGCTGCCGCCGCCAGCAGGTTGATTAATGGTAACTACAGTATAACTACCATTACTTAATTTTATACTTCGACTATCATCAGAAGGATTGATTGGCGCTAAATTCCATCCTGTAAATAAGAAACCAGTTGGCCCAAAGTTAAAGAACTGATTACTAGTAAAATTATAAGGTGTTCCCGTCGCTCTAAAATTTCTTATAAAATCAACGCTGTCAACATGAGTTGTATTTACGAAAGTTTTAACGCCACTGATTGTTTGATCGCCAGTTTTATAAACGGCGCTACTTGAAACTAAGTCAAGCTCATTACTTAAAACGAATCCAGTCCCATTAACAAGTGGGCGCTCACTAAACATTTTTAAACCAATAATAGATTGAGTTCCAGTTTGTGTCCAAACGTATCTATCATCTAATGGTAAACTAGTAGATGGTGTTCTTTCTGTAAACAAATACTCGTCAACAGGTTGAAATGAAATAGTATTATTTAATAAAGTAAATTCTAGTTGGCGATTTTTAGATCCTTCTTGTACGGTTGAATATAAAATTTTCGGAACAATCGTTAATGGGGGTGTTGGTGCTGAGAGTCCGCTCGCGTATATATTCAAAGTCGTGCGCGCTAACCCTATAAACTGAAAAACATATTTTGACCCGATTGCTGTTTTAGTCTGTTGTTCTAAATAAATATTACCAGTCCCGCCATAACAATTGAGATATAAAATATAATTATCATTCGAACCAGTTAAATAATAATTTTTTAATCCGAATTGCGATTCTTGTATACTATTTTCTTTTGGAATTTGATTTTGCAAATGTCCGCTAGTAGCAACAATACTAACATTTTCAACATTGCTTAAACCAATAGTATTTTTATCAACAATAACATTACCAGTTTCACCATTAACCGAAAGAACTTGATCAAATTCTGCGACTTGAACAAGAATATCATTCGAGTCTTCGTTTACATTAATATAAATTTCATCAGACATATTTTTATAAATCTGTTATATCTCCTTCTATAGGAAACTTTCCTTTGACATATGTTCTTGTTTTATTTCCGGAACTGAGTTGCAAATCAAAATTATAAATACCAGGAAAAATTTTCATACAATCACCATTTTTGGGCAATAAAGTTACTTTATTGCCACTAATTGTCATTGAGCTATCTGTTGTGTACCAACCAATTACCGTATTAGAACTTTCAAATTTTTTAACTTGTAACGCTCCAGTATAATTATGAAAACTTATACCGCTACCGCTATTATTTAAAAAATAAAAAGATATTGGGCCATAAGTATCGCCTCTATAACCAGTTGGTAAATTATAATTTCCAGGAACCATAGGATACTTTACACTAAATAATTAATTATATTAATAATTTATATTTTACTGTGATAAAGTAAAATAGCTGTTTTGTAATCTAAACCAAACTCTTCAGCAATTTTATTTATTTCTTGCATATTGACATTATATTGGACTGGTTTATTAATATAATCGGTAATCTTATTTATCCAATCTTTAGGGTTTTCATTTGTTGCGATTGTCTCTGCAACAGTTTGAATAATTTCTTTTTGTTCTTTAGTTAGTCTTTTACGATCAAATTTTTCTTTTAAAGAATTTTCAATTGATTCTATTAAATTATCAAATTTGGCTAAATTTTTAGCAACTAAATCTGCATTAATTTTAGATTTATCTTCAGAAGCTTGAACTGTAGGCGTTGATCTCGGAGCTTTATTTGCTTGAGGAGCGTCTGTACCAGATGGGCGCCCAACAGGTTGTTGTTGAGGTTTATTTAAAAGAGGTTGATATAAGCCATCTTCTTGAAGAGTTTTAAATTGTTCTTGCGATTTAATACTTTCTTCCGGAAGAGGTAAGCGCCCAGTATCAATAGCTGTGATTCCCTCTTCTGGAGTTAATACTCCTAATTCAATTAATCTGGAATAAATACGAGTTAAGTTTGTATCATTTTTAAAATCCGCATCTTTAAAACGTGCTGTTGGTAAATTTTTAAATCCAAGATTTTTACCGATTTTTTTCATTTCTGGAAGTAAAAAATCATTCATGAATGTCTCACGTGCATGTTTTAAACGAGAAAGAAATACTTCAATTTTAGTATTAGTATTAGCATATTTTTCTTCACCAAAAAGAACATTATTAAGACCGTAACGAATATCACGATCTACAACTTCATATTTTTTAGGATCTAAAATATTACTAATTTCAGGAATAATAAATTTAATATCTGTCGTATAATCACTAACTAAAATTCTACCAACACTTTCGTTTTCAAAAATTTTTCTTAATGTTCCGATTTGTTCTTTGGTCGGCATACCAACTTCATCATTTCCCATTGTAACCAATAGGACTGCTTGCTGTATAGTACGGCTGATTGCCATATCCATATTTTTAAGTTCCTGCTTCCAGTTAATATCTTCGAGAACTGGGAAGCCCATTGGGACACTGAATGGTTCATAATCTTGTTTTTTATAAAAAACTGGTATAAATTTATCTGACTCTAGTTCAAAAACCATGTATTGATTTGTTGGTGTTATATTGCTTGTATTTTTTATATCTTTTAAATTTTTTACACGCTGAGCCAATTGTCGATCTTGTTCATTATCTGGGTTTACTAAAACCTTCATTTCAAAATCATTTAAAACTTTAACATATTGAGGAGTAATAAATGAAGCTGATCCGATAGCTTGAATATCAGCAGGGTTTAACATGATATACCTAACTGGAATTTCCCCAGTCCTTGCTTCTGTTGTGATTAAGTCCGATAAAACACGCATATCTTGTTTTGTAAATTCAGCATTTAATTTATAAAGAAAAACATTTCCGCTACGGAAAAACTCACGGAAAAACATATCTTGTAAACGCCATAAATTAATTCTATCACCCCATGCTTGAAAGAATTTCCTTGACTGCTCGCTTCCACCGGTAAAATAAACTGGAGAGCAACTAAATTCAGTCATTAAATCAATAGTATTCCTAAATATTGAAAAGTTATAATAGGCTTTTTGACATAAAATAATAGTATCTTTAACACTAATATTAGAAGTATACTTTCCGTACCCACCACCATAAATAAAAGGAATAACTCCACCCTCAATATTTTTATATTTATCTGTTCTTGAAATAGTAGACGCTCGATTTCTTCTTACAGAAGTATTAACCTCTCCACGACTTGCTTTTAACTCTATAGTGTCTTTTGACTTTATAGATCCTTCTATTACCTGTGGTTCTGGAAATTTAATATTTTTATTATTATTTCGTGCCATAATTTATTATAACAGGTTATTACACTAAAATCTTATATTTTATTAGATTAATTCTGCGACAAACTCTGTATTTTTCTTTGCAAAATTTTCTGGAGCCATTATATCAAAATAAGCTTTAACCCCCCAGTTTCCTAACATAAGAGTAGTATAGTTATCTTTTCTAGCTCTATTTATACTTGTAGATTTTCTTAAATGTGATGGCAAATCAAAACTTTGGGTACCCCTAGATGTTGTGGTTACTTCAACATTAGCACATTGATCTTTCGTATCTTGAACAATGAAGTCCTGCTCTTCTATAAATTCGCGGACTGTCAATTTTTTTGTTTCATATTCGTTATCCGCTTTTTCTCCAATACCTCTAGGATATATATACTCCATCGGAAGATTCATTGTAAAAATATTTTCTAAAATATCAGGATGGTTGCTCGCGCGCGAGGCAAACCATATTTTTTTATGATCAATACAAGTTTGTAAATAAGAATTCGCGCGACCCAAAAAGAAGCTTGTAAAATATTGTTTAATACATATATTGCCAAAATCTTTATTATATTGACGAGCGCAATCTTTTAACATTTTTGTATAATCTTCATTTTCTTTATCAGAATCAAAATCTACAAAGCCAACTTTACGATTCATGTCTTTAAAAAACTGAGAATTATTTACTGCATCTATAAAAGTATCCGCACCCGCATGGTCAATAATAATCAAGGCAATATTAAAATTTTTATATAAATAATAAAAATATTTTATATGATCTTGTAATGATGACCCCGCAGCTTGGTATCCATGAACTAACACGCCTTGTTTTTTTTCTTCATCCAACTCAATCACACTCATGGCAAAATAGTCAGCAACTTTAGAAGACGAAAAGTTCGGGTCAATTGCTAAAATATATTTTTTATCACTATCACCAATTACCTTAGTAGTTGGATATTCTCCATCTGAAATCGTACATTCATGCATTTTTTTAGGTGAAAAATAACTATCCCCACCATCAATAAAACGGGCGCAATATTCACGTAAAAACGAATGGTGTGAACTCCCACCACTTTTAGCAACTTGGATAGCGCCTTGATCGACCATATGTTGCGGTAAGGCTTCATAACTTAATTGAGAAATAAAATATGTTCCAGGAAGCTCGCCTTCTTTAGACTCTTGCTCGTCTGGGTGTTCTACTAAATGTGACCATTGCTGATAAACACGAAATAAATGTTCAAAAGTATAGCTTGCTGAACTTAAACATAACATTTGAGATGTGTTCTCAAAAATATGCCGATTATCTGGATGTAATAAACCCTTTTTTATTAATTCATCTTCTAATTTTCTAATACGAATACGCTCTCCTACGTCTCTTGGAGAACTCAAGAATGGAATAAGAACATTGTCAATAATATCCGGAGGTAAAAGTAAAAACTCATCCAAAATAAGTACGTTAGCGCGGATACCA